AAAAATAGCTAAGAGTAAAGATGCTCAGAAAGCATCAATGATTGAAACTAGGAGACTAGGAGATCAAGTACAGAAATTAGCTGACAAGGGATTGAAAGTAGATAAAGCAAGAGCAGCCATAAGAAAAGCAGCAGCATTAGATTCCAAAAATCAATTAAAGGCAGCAGCAAGTCAAAGAAAAATAGCCCAAGATGAGTTAAAACTTCAAACCGATATAACTGAAGAAATAGCGAAAAGGACTCAATTAATATCTTCAGGAAGATTTGCAGGAGGAAAAAACTTTGGTCAGATTGGTGGATCAATCGGACCAGCCCTACCTCCAAGAGCAGGAGCAGGGGCAGCAGGAGGTGGAAGAGGTTTTGACTTTCAAAGTGCTTTAATCAGTGGTGGTTTTCCACTATTGTTTGGGCAAGGTCCATTTGTCGGTGCTGCTGGTGCATTAGGTGGCGGTATCGGTGGAATGTTCGGGCAGATGGGAGGTTTTGCTGGAGGTATAGCAGCTACCACAGCAGCTACAGCAATTCAGTCATTTACAGTAGAGACAGGAAAACTTGGGGCAGCTTTAAATGACGCAACAAAGGATGTCGAAGCAGTATCAGCAGCATTAGGTATTACAGGCACAGAATTTGAGAAACAATTACAAACGCTCCAAAAATTAGGAGGCGAAGAGGCAGCTTTTGAAGCAGCAAGACAAAGAATGATTAATTTAGTAGGGCAGCAAGGGGTAGATGCTTTAACTAAATTCGGTGATGAATTTACAGAGTTAGGAAATAATTTTGCAAAAATAATGACATTAATGAAATCGTCCTTTGCAAAATTTTTACAAGAATCAGGTATCGGTAAATTTATTAGTCAAAAAGTTGAAACCAGTGCTTTATTAAGGCAAGCAGATCAATCTGAAAATAAAGACATACAAAAATTAGTTGAACTGAGAAATCGTATTTCTTCCCCTATGGGTTCAGTTAAGGAGCAACAAGAAGCAGGAAAATTAGTAGGTATTGAGGTAGGTAGATTTGGTTTTAGAGATATGTCTATGGCTTCTCAGGTAGTAAGTTTATTAAATGAAAGAATTACTAAAGAGCAAAAGTTAGTAAATGAGAAGAACAATCAATTAGATATAGAAAAAAGTCTCAAGAAGATACAGGGAACTAGGATGGACGATATTAATGAGGAGATTGCTTTACTAGAGCGGAGTTTTAATATGAGTTCTGAAGAGTTTGAGATAGAAAAACAGATAATGGAAATGAATAAAGAGAGTAAGATTCTTGACGAAGAGGCTATTAAAGCAGGATTAAGAAGAATATCAGATTTAGAAAAACAAAGAGATTTAGCAAGAGAAACCGCAGAAGCATTTAAGCAAATGCAGCAGACAATAGCCACCGACATAGCAGACGGCATACAGGGTATGATCCGTGGAACGTCCACCTTAAACGATGTTCTCAGTAATGTACTTAACAAACTTATAGACGCATCATTTAATATGGCTTTCTTCGGTAATATTCAGGGATCACTCGGAGGTGGTGGATTATTCGGTTCAGTTCTTGGACTATTTGGCGGAGGTAAGAAAGGAGGTGGAGTAACTAATAGTGTATTCACTCCCTCAGTTAATTCTGTTATAGATAATCCATTTGTATTACCTAAAGCAGCAGGTGGGCCAGTTAACAAAGGAGGAAGTTTTATAGTTGGTGAAAAAGGTCCAGAATTGTTTGTACCTTCCAAAAGCGGTACTATTGTTCCAAATCATGCTCTTGGCGGCTCTACAAACGTAGTAGTAAATGTAGATGCCTCTGGTTCGTCTGTGCAGGGTGATGATCAATCTGCAACAAAATTAGGTGAACTTATAGGAGCAGCAGTACAATCTGAAATAGTTAAACAGAAAATGGATGGAGGTTTATTAAGCTAATGGCTAGTTTTCCAACAACTGTTAATCCTACCTATGGAACAAGTAAAAACTCCGAACCTAATATTCGTATTGCACAATTTGGTGATGGTTATCAACAGAGATCTACTTTTGGCATAAACCAAAATTTAAAAGTTTATAACTTTACTTGGAGTAATATCAGTGAAACAGATGCAGATGAAATAGAAACTTTTCTTGATGCTAGGGCAGGTGTAGAGAATTTTGATTACACCCCTGCCGGTGAAAGTGCCAGTAAAAAGATGATCTGTAGGCAATGGAATAAAACAATACCTTATTTAAATAGAGCTACGATCACAGCGACATTTGAGGAGGTTGCTGAAGCATGACAAGTTCACAAGTATCACCAGCTTCCGACAAAATTAGTGAAGAAATACAAAAGCTTGAACCTTCAGCAATAATTGAACTTTTCAAACTTACTTTTGATAAAGATGTTAACGGTCAAACTATAGCTCCTTATTACTTTCATGCGGGTACTAACGAATTAAAAGGTAAAATTATATTTGATAGCAACCCCTATGAACCTGTACCAGTAAAAGTTGAAGGATTTGATAAAACTACAAAAGGAACTTTACCAAGACCAACATTTACAGTTGCTAATGCAAATAATGCTATTTCAGCTTTGTTAATTTTATATAACCCATTAAAAGCAGAAGTTTTAAGAATACAAACTTGTAAAAAATTTTTAGATAAAGAAAATTTTACCTCAGGTACAAATGATACTGCTGATCCAACTGCAATATTTGAAAATGATGATAGATGGTATGTCGATAGAGTTGCAATTGAAAATCCAAATGCTGTTGTTTTTGAACTTTCTGGTAAAATTTCACTAACAAATTTAAAGTTACCTCAAAGAAAATTTAGAGAATCAAAGGTAAAGGTCTGATGCAGAAGTTTTTAGAAGATGCAAAACATCACGCATTAAAAGATGCACCAAATGAATCTTGCGGTATTGTTGTTGATGATAATTATTATCCCTGTAATAACATTTCTGATACACCAAGAAATAATTTTGCGATACATCCAAAAGATTTTTTAAAAGCTAGATCAAAAGGAGTTTTTCAGTATATTATTCATAGTCATCCAGAAGGAGGAGATGCAAGCGAACCAGACATAAAAGCTTGTAAAGCTATGAATTTAAAATGGTATATTTATCTTATACCCCAAGATGAATGGCAAATTATAAATCCTTAATTGGAAGACAATGGAAGTATGGTGTTTTTGACTGCTATTCAATAGTCCGTGATTATTATGCTCTTTTAGGAATAGATTTGCCTGATTATGAACGTCCAGAAAATTTTGAAACTTGTAAAAGTATTTTTTTAAGGGATGCTAGTAAATTAAATTTTAAACAAGTAGATATAAATCAAAGAAAACCAGATGATGTATTAATTATGAAAATATGGACAAAAGAACCTATGCATGGTGCTGTTTTATTAAAAAATGATATGATATTACATCAAAAGTTTGAGTCTGTAAGTTGTTCTCAATACTTTAGCCATTATTATAGAAAGAGAACTGTAGGGTGTTTTAGATATGCAGCATAAAATTCTGCTGCTCGATGAATTAGGTGAAAAATGGGGTAAAACTCACGTTTACCATAATCTAAGAACACCAGCTGATGCATTAAAACTTTTATGTATAAATCATCCAGATTTTGCAAAAAATGTTTTTGAATTACAAAAACAAGGAATATTTTATAAAGTTCAACAAGTAGATAATGATTTAGAGTTGTCAGATTTATTTTTACCTTTAGGAAAACATGATTTAGTTATTACTCCTGTTGTTACTGGTAGTGGTAATGCTGGTAAATTTATTTTGGGTGCAGTTTTGATTGGAATTGCAATATCAACTGGTGGGGTAGGTTTTGGTTTAGGTCCAGCAGGATTTGCTGGAGGCTTTTCAACTACTCTTGGATCTTTTAGTGCTGCTGCTTTAGCTGGAAATATAGGTGTTGCTTTAGTATTAAGTGGTGTTTCAGATATGCTTACTCCACAAGAGAAAGTTCCGTCTTTTTCTGATACGAGTGGAGCGTTTACTAATTATGGTGCTGGTCCAGCTTCTATACAAAAAGGTGCTGATGGTCAGCAAACTTATGCTTATACAGGCGCAACAAATGTTAGTGGCCTTGGTAAAACAATTCCTGTAGCTTATGGAAAGGTTTTAATTGGTAGTCTTTTGGTTGGTGCTGATATACAACCTGAGACTATAGATGGTGGAAATGTTCAATATTTTAGAGAGCCAGGGACAAATACTTTTACTATTAATGGGGATAAATTAACATCAAAATTTTCAGATCATGGTGGCATTAGGGCAAAAAGATTAAAAGGCCCTAAAAATTTAAAAAAGGTTGGTGTTCCTAAACTATTTTCTGATGGACGAAGGATAAGATTAAAAGGTCATCCTAAGTTTAATAATGACAAAGGAAATCCACAAGTTATTAGATTAAATACTGATAGTGACCAAGATCAACATGTGGTACCACAAGGCTTCAGCCCAACACCTAATTCAAGTTTTATTGGAAGAGAAGGTGGTTCACATGGGGTCAAGCGTACATGTATAGCTTTTGAGATAAGAGGACTAATAGATAGAATTGGAGACGCAGATTCAACATTTATTGATGGGTTTATTACATTCCAGATATTAATTTTTGCTGATGATAAATCTAGGATATCTGGTCAGCATCAAGTTACAATACAAGGTATGCTTCTACCGAATCAAAGAGAAAGATTTATATTAAGAATACCTCATGCACATGTAGGTACTGATAATTATAAAATATTCATCAAAGTAATTGACAAAAGCGTGATTGTAAACAAGTGTAGATTTATATGTACTTACGTAGGTCAAAGTTTTAAATAATTATGACTTTAAGATCAGAATCAACAATTACAATTTTAGACCTTTTATGTGAAGGTCCAATTGAAGGTCTTGCAATACCTACTAAAAATAATAAAACAACTGAATCTATATTATTTAATGATAATCCTGTAAAAATAGTTGGCACAGTAAATGATATTGAAAATCAAGATGATTCATCTATTTTTTTCGATTTAAAATTAGGTACTGCAAAACAAAAGGATCTAAAAGGAGCTTTTAAGACAGCAAAAAATACTGAAATAATAACTATTGATAAAGAAATAGGGTCTAACTATATAGAAGATATAAATGAGGTAAAAAATACTGTTAAAAAAAGAAATTATGGCGGTGGTACTTTTATTCAGAAAATTAGTGATGCTGAAATTCCTAAAGATGATGATACACCTAATTCCATAGAAATTATATTTACTGTACCTAGATTATTCAGTCAAGCTGTTGAAGGCATAGCTAATGGACAACTATTTTCAGCCACAGTAACTTATCAAATAGATGTAAAAACCCAAGGTAAAGCTTTTAAAAAATTATCTAGAAAATCTATAACTGGAATATCAACTACTAATTTTCAAGTTACCTCTGGTAGATTAGAGTTAACACATAAAGGAAAAGCACTAAAACCTCCTTATACAATTAAGATTACAAAAATAGTAAAAAAAGAAAAAGACTATGAAATCAAATTTACTGATTTTGAAAAACTGCCACAAAAAACACCTTTATCAAATAAAAGAGGTAATACATTAATTTGTTCGTTAATAAAAGTAATAACACCTAATCAAACAAATGTTAAATTTAAAAATATGGCCTATATTGGGGTTAAATTTAGTAGTGAACATTTTTCATCTTTACCTAGTCGAAATTATTTAATCAAAGGTAAGAAGGTAAGGATTTTTTCTAATGTAACAAAAGTAAGGGACAATGGCAGTCTAAAGTTTGATGGGTCATTTGATGGTACTTTTAAGACAGATGATGATGGTAACGAAATGTTGTTTTGGACAACATGCCCTGTATGTATTTTTATAGATATGCTTACGAATACCACCTATGGAGCAGGTAATTTTATTGACGATAATAATATTAATTTAGTTGATTTATATCCTTTAGCTCTTTACGCAAACGAATTGGTAGATACTCCAGATGGTACAGAACCTCGTTTTGCTATTAATACAGTAATAGGTGGTCAGGTTTCAGCATATAAGCTTTTACAAAATTTAGCTAGTACGTTCAGAGGTATGACGTATTGGGCATCTAACGTTGTTAATGTAACTGCTGATCATGGAAATTTAGATAAATCTGAAGTAGATCCTGTTCATATTTATAATAATTCAAACGTGATCAATGGTGATTTTAATTATTCTGGAACATCAATCAAAACAAGATCTTCAAGAGTAATTGTAAATTATAATGATCCGACTAATAATTATAAAATTGATAGTGTAATCGTTGAGGATAAAGATTTAATTAGTAAATTTGGTGTAAACGAAAAAGAGATTGTTGCTTTTGGTTGCACATCAAAATATCAAGCACAAAGATTAGGTCAATGGACTATAAAAAGTGAAGAGTTAGATGCACAAGTAATAACATTTTCAACAGGTCTTGATGGTTTGGCAGTTTTACCAGGCCAAGTTTTTGCTGTATCGGATTTAATGAAAACAGGGTTAAGATTGTCTGGTCGTGTAGGTTCTGGTTCAACTTCTGAACATATTAAAGTAGATCAAGATTACACTGCCCTCAGTGCAGATAGCGCAACAGATACTATAACTTTAACTTTACCTGATGGAACTTTAAGGAAAGAATCTATAAATGCATTTTCAAGTAATAATAGAGTAAATTTAGTAGGAAGTATATCTACATTACCTTTACAAGATTCTGTTTATGTTATAGAAAGAAATACAGTACAAGCACAAAAGTTTAGATGTATTGACGTTAAAAGTAATAATGATGGTACTTATGCAATTACAGGAGTTGAATTTAATGATTCTATTTATGAAGCCGCAGATGATACTACAAGTACAACTAATTTAATTGATGATGATAAAGATATCTCTTTTCTTGACGAGGCACCTGCTCCAGTAACAGACTTAGTGGTCACTTTTGCAAAAGTAAAAATTAATAATAACACTGTTAATAGAGCAATATTTCAATTTAATAGAGGCATAAATGGACCTTCAGTTAAATTTGATGTTAGGGTTTTTCTAGATGATATTGAAATTGGTGAATCATTAGGAACAAATCAAACAAGTATTGAAGTAGGTAATTTAAAGAAAAATGCAGAAATAAGATGTGAAGTACAATCAATTGGGATCTTCGGTCAAAAATCACAAAAAGTAATATTAACGGATACAGTTCCTTCATTTAAAAATGATTTAACGATTGGTGCGATATCTACAACTTCAACAGTACAAGTTCCTGATCCTATTTAAAATGCCAACAATACAAGCTACAACTAAAAACGAAGTAATATTTAAATGGAAAATACCTGATACATTTACAGGTAATAAAAATGAGTTAGTTGCAATTATAAGACATTCATCAGCAACAGATGGTACTGCTGTATGGCCTGATAGTACATTTTTGAGAGAAGTGCAGGCAAATACCGACTATGTCATCTTGCCATTAATAAATGGAACATACATGGTCAAATTTAAAGATACAGAAGAAAATAAATCAGAACAAGCTGGATTCGCTGTAATAAATTTACCTGATGATTTACCTAAATTAGTACATATAACAAGAAGAGAAGATACAGATTCACCACCTTTTCAAGGTCAACAAAATGATATTTTTTATTCTGCTGATAATGATGCACTAGTTTTAAATACAGATGGTTTTATTGATGATAAATCTGATTTTGATGAAGGATATGCAGATAGTATAGATTTTGGTGGACAACTTTTTAGCACTGGTGAGTATTTTTTTAAAGATAAAGTTGATTTAGGAGGAATATTTACAGTTGAAATTAAAAGGATATTAAAAACAAGAGGGCTTTATCCAAATAATACTATAGATTCTCATTTTACTAAAATAGATGAATGGACTGATTTTGATGGGGATTTACCAGATGAAACAAATTGCATACTAAGTTTCAGAAAAAGCAATGATGCTCCAAGTGATGATGAAATAGAAGATGAAAATGATGAGTTTATTCTCTTAGAAGATGGCAATAAATTTTCACAAGAAGATTCACAAATTTATGGTGATTTTGTTCCTTTAGAAAATGGAAGATTTACAGGGAGAGTTTTTCAATTTAAAGCTGAATTAAGTTCTGAATATACTGATCAAACACCACTTGTTGATGAATTAGGTTTTGTGATGCAATTTGAAAATAGAACAGAAAGTGCATCAACGTCTAGCGGTACAGGAGCAAAAGCCGTAACTTATGATAAAGCTTTTTTTCAAACACCAAAATTAGTCATAACAGCTAGTAATATGGCTTCAGGTGACTATTATGTAATTAGTAGTGAAAGTCGCACAGGCTTTTCTATTACTTTCTTCAATAGTTCAAATGCAGCTATTGACCGCATTTTTGCATATCAAGCTAACGGCTTTGGTGCGGAAGGTGCATAAACTCTCAAAACCATTGGTATGATTGACTTATGAGTACACACGATTATAATATCGCTAATGCCTCAGGCGCCAGCGTGAGATCAGATTTAAATAGTGCTTTAGCTGCGATTCTTTCAAACAACAGTAACGCTTCGAGTCCTTCAACAACTGTATCGTATAGTACATGGGTTGATACTAGTACTAATAAGTTAAAAATACGAAACACTGCCAATGATGATTGGGTGGATTTAATAAATTTAGATGGCACAATTGCAAGAGATTTACAATTAACAGGAGCGTCTGCAAATATAATTTTTGATCAATCAGATAATGCACTTGAGTTTAATGATAATGCAAAGGCTGTTTTTGGTACTGGAGGAGATCTTGAAATTTCGCATAATGGTAGCAATTCAATAATTAATGACGCTGGTACAGGTGAGTTACAACTTCAAAGGGGTGGTAATACAATTTTAGCTTTAACTAGCAGTGGCGTTGATTTAACTGACCCCGATGGTACAGCCAATTTTAGAATAAAAGCTGGTGAAGGTGGAAATGCAAGTGTAATTTTAGAAGCAGATGAAGCAGATGATCATGGTGATAAATGGCAATTATCAAGTAGAGCTTCTGGTAATAGTTTTAAAATATATAATGATACTTCTGGATCATTGGTAGAAAAATTTTCAATTAGTACAGCAGGAAATGTTGAATTTCAAGGTGATTTGACAATACCTGATAAAATTATTCATTCTGGCGATTCTGATACTGCGATACGATTCGGAACTGATAATCAAGTTACAATAGAAACTGCTGGTACTGAAAGAGCGAGGTTTCAATCTAATGTACTTTTTCATTCCACAGTAGAACCTGATAGTTCAAATGCTGGCGTAAGATTTACTTCTAGTTCATATCATTCAATTGCAAGAGATACTAGTGCTTCATCAGTATTGAGAGTCTTCGGAACTAATGGTGAATTTAGAACAATGGGCGATGGAGATGCAGAAAACACTAATAATCGTTATGGACAGATTTCAGATATAACACTTAAAGAAAATATAGTAGATGCAAATTCTCAATGGAATGATATTAAGGCAATAAAGGTAAGAAATTGGAATTTTAAAGAATCTACTGGATATAGCACACATAGACAAATAGGTGTGGTTGCACAAGAATTAGAATCATTAGGAATGAATGGTCTTGTAAAAAATAATTCAGATGAACTTTATATTGAAGGTGATGAACTACCTGAAGGTAAAAATATTGGAGATGTAAAACAGAAAGGATACAAAACAGTTGCATATTCTGTTCTGTACATGAAAGCTATAAAAGCCTTACAAGAAGCAATGGTAAAAATAGAAACATTAGAAACTAAAGTTGCAGCCTTAGAAGCTGCTTAGTAACATATAAAAAACATATAAAACATGACAAACCCTATTGATCTTATAAAAGAAGAAATTGCAACAATTAAAGAGCAATTAGAAATTGATGTAAAAAAAGTATCATTATTGCAGCAAGAAATAAAAGAAATACAAGAGCAAGCAAAAGCAGCCATCAATGATAAGCAAGCACAAATCAATAATGCGACACAACCTATTTTAGAAAATCAAGGTTCACTAAAAAAATTTACTGAAGTACTAAACAAATTAGAAGGTAAGATAGAAGCAACTAACAAAAATTAAATGGCAGATAGAAAAATAACAGCACTAACAGAGTTAACAGCCCCAGTTGCAACGGATGTTTTTCCTATTATTGATGTAAGTGAAGCTGCAAATGCCGATAAGAATAAAAAAATACAACTTACTACTATTCTTAAAAACATACCAGATGGAAGTGTTGCTAATCCTAGTGTAAGTTTTGTAAGTGATGCTGGAGATACAGGATTTTTTAGAGTTGCAGATAATGAAATAGGTATTACTACGAATCAAACTTTAGTTGGATCTTTTACAACAACAGGTTTTCAATTAGGTGCTGGAACACCTACGGCACAATTGCATTTGTTTAGTTCTGACACAACAGATCAAGTAATTATTGAAAATACTGATACAGGATTAGATAATGCACCCGATGTTGTTTTGTTTAGAAACTCCAGTTCACCTGCTGCTGATGACAATTTAGGTAATTTAGTATTTAGAGGAAAAGACGATGGTAATAATGATGTTGACTATGCAAGTGTAGTGGCTCAGATTAGTGATACTGCAAATGCTTCAGAAGATGGGATATTAGATATCATGACAATAGCTGCGGGCACCTTAGCTACAAGAATAAGATTAAAAAGCGAAAATGTAGGAATAAATGAAACAGATCCTTCAGAACTTTTACATGTAACAAATGATGATGATGGAACAGCCTTGCGTGTGGAAGGTACTTCAAATAGTTCAGTTTCAGGTGGTGATATAGTTTTAGCAAGAGGCCGAGGTGCTAGTGGTGCGGGACAAGATAATGACGAATTATCAACAATAAGCTTCTCAGGGAAAAATGATAATTCAACACCAGAGGAAATTGTATTTGCATCAATAGAGACAAAAATTATTGATGCAAGTGATGGAACAGAAGATGGACAACTAAGCTTACAAGTGATTGCAAATGGTTCGTTAGATACTAAGTTTCAATTTGATTCAACGTCAGTGACTATAGCTGATGGATATGATTTTATATTTAACACAACTACAGGAACAAAGTTTGGTACTGCGACAACACAAAAACTAGCATTTTTTAATGCAACACCTGTTGTGCAGCAGAGTGCGATTGCAAATATTACAACCACTGCTAGTTCTGGTACGCTGCCAACAGCAAACGGTTCTATAACTGTTGCTAATGCTGCAAGTCCTACAAATGCAGAATTATTAGAGTTTTGTGTAGAGCTTGAATCTAAATTAGAAAGTGCTTTAGCTGTATTAAGAACTTTTGGATTGATTGCTACTTAGATTTTTCTGTTATTTGCCTAGTCATAAGGCTCATAGTGACATACAAAGGTGATAAACCTATAATGAGCAGTAGAATAGCTATGCTCATAACTGACATAGCTCTAATCACAGCAAGTTTTATCATGTTTCAAAAGATAGCAAATGTTTTGAGCGTCCTCTCATTCATAATGGTAACTTCAGTTATAGGCGGAGGGTACTTTGGATATAAGTATGTAACATCTGAGCAATTTAAGGCAAAGATGAT